CAATGTGTATTATGGATGAGTGCGGACACCAGAGAAATATAAGACAGTTAATCCGAGAAGTAATTGGCCCAGCATTAAAAGACTATGGTAAACAGTCATTGTTATGTATGGTAGGTACACCTCCAAGAATCCCGCATACATATGTTGAAGATGTTTGGAACAACGCTATAGAACGCGGATGGAAACTCTACCATTGGACTTTCGAAGACAACCCATTCATCCCAGATAGAGATAAAGTAATTGAAGAAGTTTGTAAAGAACAAGGCTGTACTCCAGACTCAGCATTCATTCAGCGCGAATACTATGGTAGATTAAATGTTTACGATGATGACGCTAAAGTTATAAAGAAATGGAGCTTTGTAACACAAGATCAATTAAGACAGTTAGGCAATGTAGTTGATTATGCTTATGTAGGCGTAGACTTTGGTTTTGAAGATAAGCCAGCAGTTGTATCATTTATTTGTAAGAATAACCGAATGTATGTTGTAGATGAGTGGAGTGAAAACCACCACGGTGTTGTAGACATATCAAATGAGATTAAACGCCAATATGAAAACCTTAGAGACAATTACTCTGTTGCACATAACATAAAAGTAATTTGTGATAACAACGTTAAAGAAGCTGTGTGGGACTTGTATAATGTATATAAAATCCCTAATGTTTTCACAGCATATAAAGCAGATAGAGACTTAGCATTAGATCAGTTGAATGACTTCTTCTCATCAAATAAAATAACCATCTCTGATAAGCTTAAGGAAGGCAGATTGGCAGAAGACTTAACTAACACCTTGTGGGAAAGAGATGAAGAAACTGATAAGATATTGCATACAATCGATGATGCTACCTGGCACCCAAACGCCTTAATGGCAACATTATATGTATCAAGATGTTACGCTAATGAAGTACTCAATTTGGTTGATAACAACAAGATGGCCAAGAACATTATTGAAGCTGTAAAGAATGAGGCGTAAACAATGGAAGATCGACACTTAGACGACCACTGGATAGCCAAGCAAAAGACTTATGATATGGCTATGTGGTTGATGAGAAAAGAACACCTTACTTGGGCTCAAGCATTAGAAGCAATGGATAGATTAAATGATAAAGGCTTATTGGACTTAATCTTTACTAATTACTACGAGGAGAAACAATTTGACAGAGATCGTGAAAAGCTCAGAGAAAAGTATACCGAAGAGTAAGCAAGAAAGAATGTCCATAACAATGAATAACACCACAAAGTGCTCAGGAAATTGCTGCTATTGTATGGCTGCAGCAAATATGGATTATACATTACTAACCGCAGCCCAATCAGTAGAGGCACTCAAGCATATTGATGATATGATGTATGCTCAATGGAAGTTTGACCCAGATGCTATTGAGAAAACATTAACCACTGATAAAAGAATGATGTCAGCTGATGTATGGAGCATCGATACTTGGGGAGCTGACCCAGTAACCAACTTTAAATGCTTAAAAGATTTGGTTGAATGCATCAAGAACATTGCTAATAAATACAACAAGAAAGCTCATATATCAACTTCAACTAATGGGTTGCCTTTAATGAGAGATGATGTTACTGAATGGTTCTTGAACAATGACGTAAGCATACAGTTAAGCCACGATGGCCTTGGACAGAAATACAGAACAGGCCGCTTTAACCCATTAGACATACCGAATGTAAAGAAGCTTATGAGAGCAGGAAAGCTTATGTGCATTAACGCCACATTGAATGGAAAGAACTGGAGCTTATTTGCTAATATGAACTACTTTAACAGTTACCTCAAACAGGTTTTCCCAGAAGTATGGCATAAGGCTGATTACACTAAAGAGGAAGTTGATAAGGCATTAAAGTTGTACAGAAGATTGTACATAAAGCTTAACCACATTATGGATGAAGACGGCTCTCAGTTTAACTTTACAGGTAGAGTCTTGGATGACTACATAGAAGATTGGTTTAAGATCTGGCGTAAGGATTTGGCAGGCGGCTGTAATTATCTTGAATATATGCCATATATGAGATACATCAGAGAGCAGTACACAAGAGGCTCTGACTTAAAAGGTAATGGCAATCAGTGTAGGGCATTTCAGATTGGCTCAATCGAGAAAGGCGACCATATGGACAGCACTGGACGATACTGCCAATGTAACTTGATTGATGCTGACCACAATGTAGCCAATCCAACTAATGAAAACCCAGAATACTGTAAAGATTGTAGATACAAGAATTCTGGCGAATGTAATATGTGTGGCTCTGTAAAGAAAAGAAGCGATAAATGCGAATACTATTACAGATGGAATCAATTCTTGGAGATAAGTAGATATGTTAATAAGTCACAAAGAAAGCAGTAAAAGACAAACAAACTCGATATTGCAGTCTTATTATAATGATACGTTGGAAGATTATGAGACTTTAACTGAAAAGAACTCTAATTTGGTAACTTATCAGAATAACGTATTTAGAAGTATAAAGAAGCTTAACACAGCTTTATTAAACTATTACAAGGCTGCCCGCTATTTGTATATGCTTGAAAAGAGAGTTGCAGATGTTTTAGGAATTCAACTCGACTGGAGCAAGCTTGACTTCGCTAATACATATCAAGAGGTGGTTGATTATGACCTTAATAACTAAAGAAGATAAAGATAATTATAATTCAGTAGTAACTGATATAAATCAAAAGATTAGCGGCTTAGTTGACAGAATTGAAAGCTTAATAAAACTTTCTGAAGACAACTCAGAGTCTGCTGATAAACAGTTGAGTTCACTTATAAGCAAGGCAAATAAATTAAAGACATATGTAAATGGCTTATTGGTTATAAATAAGCAAATTGATAATGCAATGCCAGCAGGATGTAATTACTCTTGGGCATATACAGAAAATACATATGACTGCGAAGAAAGTGACGCTTGCGGGGAGTTGTCTTAATGCTGTTTATACGAGAATACGACACTAAGTCATTGGACAGAAGTTCAGTGTCAATGATTGATAAATATAACACTAGATTGAATACAGTAGGCGAGTTGCTTGATAGATTGTCATCTCTTATTAACAACTTGTTATCTTTAATCAGAGACATTAGAAACTTATTAGGCCAGAGTAAACAAAGAATTTATGACAACTTGGACCAAGTAAAAGAAGTTATAGATGGAAATGGCATAACAGGAACTGAGTCTACTGTTGATGCTATAGAAGGCGCATTGGAAGCTGGTGATAAAGCCATTGATGAAGCAGAAGCAACATTGGAGAACGTAGAAGCTGCTGTAAGCTGTAATGAAGAATATTGCGATGATTCCAATAATGGAAATGAAGAATGCGGTGAAACTTGTAATGAAACTCCAAATACAGAGCCAAATGAAACTGATGAAGACTGTACATATTGCAACTACTCAGGCAGTTGCAACCTCCCAGGCGACTCTATTGATATATGTACTGTTTGTGCCCACGGTGAATGTTCTGTAGATACTCGGTGCGATGAGGGAACAAATATAAACACAGGATTTATTGACGGCGTATCAGGCTGCACTTTTACATCAGAATTTGATCCTGATTGCGGAGAAACAGTACATTATGATGGAAGCTGTTTTGAGTCGACGTGTTCGCATACTGGTGGAGGCAGTTGGGAAGCACCTCTTGATTGTACATTTTCTTGTGATCATAGCTCTGGATGTCAGGAATTACCAATGCCAGAAGGATGTACTTATTCCTGCGTTGATGGCGAAGGATGCGCTTATAGTGGTGATGATTGTTCTTATGGAACAACTTGTGGCCAAGCGGACTCTTGTAACCAATCTGACTGTGGCCAATATGACTGTGGAGAACCTTGTGGTGAAACCTGCCATATGACAACTGATGATGACGGAGACTGTAGTGAAACAAGCTGCGGTGAATGTTCAGATGACCTCAGTGATGATGATTACTATGGCGGAGATGATAGCGGCTCCGATATGTGTGGAGAAGACTGTGGCGATTCTTGTGGCCTTTAACACTGCGTTTAATCTTTTCTAATAAATTATGAAATACAAAGCAAGTGAAATAGCATTTAGAGCAAAACAGTTAGCTGATTTGACTAACACAGACTTTATATCAAACGAAGAAGACATTTATTACATTAATGACGCCTGGAAAGAGTTTTATCAATTACTCATCAACAAAGGCGACAAACAGTTTGTTAAAGAAGTTGAGTTGGCAGGCTCTACAGTTAATGGCCAAGTTGAATACTCAATGCCAGAAGACTGTTATCAAATCTTATCAATCAAGAACAACTACGGTGTAATTACAAGAAAAGCCGACTCTGAAAGTAATACATCAAACACATATGAAGTTGTAAATGACAAAATCAGATTATATGGCACACAAGGCCATATCGTAATGACTTATTACACAGTTCCTGAGTTTATTACTTTGCCTGATAAAACCATTGAAACAGACTTAACTTACAACACCGTAAGCACATTCACTGATTACATTCAGAACAGTTTTATTAACTCAGATAAGAATGTATATAATGCAAGAACATCTGAACTTGTAGCAACAACTGACAACAACCTTATTTTGAAAGGCGGAAAGCTCGGTGTTTACAACAATGTGTTATATGATTTCGATGGAAACAGTGTAATTACTGGTGGCTTCCCTGCTTATGGAAGAATTGTTGACTCATATGGCATTAAATGGACAAGGGATACCCTCGCTGTTACAGCTGCAACAACTTGGACAAGCATTGCTGATACAAAGACAATCCCAGCATATACTGAAGGCGTAATGTTTAAAGATGGCTCTGTTGTTGGCGTATTAGACAACAAGCTTTATCTCTATCAGAATGATGAGCAGACTGACCTTAATTTGAACAAGCTCAAAGACGGATCTATTTACATAGAGTCATTCGGTGACCACGAGTTTGCTTATGTAGGCGGTTATGTATTCGAGTATTACAACGGCAATTTACAGAATTATGAAGAAGTTACAGTTCCAGGCAAGTACTTATTCCCATTGAAATATGGCATTGTTTATTATGACGGTAATGTAAAGATTAAATCATTGTTGCCTGATACAGAATTCAACTTCCCTAATGAGTTGTATGTAGAAGTATTGGCTGCAGCTCTTGCAATCAGATATGCTATGAAGCAGAATGCTAGTGTTGAAGGATTGAACAACCTCTACGAAAATATGAAAGGCCAGTTCCTCAACAGCTTATCTCAGGATGCTGGTTATACAAGAATGACCAACGTATATTCTTTCTAACTTTTCTAATAAATTATAGGAATTCAGTTGATGCGGAGTTGAGAAAACAGCTCTAATTCTTAATTCGATTGTGTTCTGAAAACAATACAATTTTGACCCACTTATCGGTCGGTAGGTAAGAAAAGGAATTATAATGGCAGCACAGCAAATTACAGCTGACGATGCAATCGAAGCCATCCTTAAGGTATGGTACAAAGACGGTGTAGAAAACCTCTTGATGAGAAACTCACCAGTATTGAAGTCAATCAACAAGACTCGTGTTGAAGGTAAACAGCAGAACTTTGCTGCAGTTTACTCAAGAGGTGGTGCAGTTGCAGGTGACTTCCTTGTTGCTGAAACAAAAGCAGCACAGAATGTTAAGAACGCTGAGTTCAAAGTAACTCCAGGTCAGCTCTTCTCAGTATTCTCTTACAACGCAAAAGAAGTTCAGGCTTCTCTTTCTAAGAAAGGCGCTTATATGAAGATTGCTGGTAACAAAGCTTTCGCAGCTACAGAAGCATTGCGCAAGACTTTGGCTGCAGCTCTTTATGGTCGT